AACAATGGCCCACGAACAGCCAAGCCTGGTGCAGCTGGTCGGGTTTCGACAACAACTGAGAGTGTGCGAGCAAAGCAGCGTCTTGCAAAAACTGGTCGCATCGATGATGCGGCTTCTGCAATTGAACTTTTATTGAAATGAGGAAATTATGGCTATCGTAAGTAACACATTCCTGACTTACTCTGCAAAGGGTATTCGGGAAGATTTGAGCAATGTGATCACAAACATTTCGCCTTAATCTGAGGGCCGTTGCAGAGTAATTTGCAATTGATACCAGGAGAATTGCTGGAAACCCCTAACGGATAGGCAGCCGAGGGCAATCAGCAGCCGAGCCTCGAAAGAGGAAGGTTCAACGACTAGATCGAAAGATCGTAGGACCAAGTGGTCCGAAGCACCTGGCCCCACTAAGTGGGTGAAGATATAGTCTGATCTGTATGGAAACATACAGTCCCAAAAGGGAGGCAAGGTTTAACGAGCCTTGTTCAACATAGATGGAAGAAACGCCTTACATGAGCAACATTGGCCGTGAAAACGTGTCGAACAGCTTGTTTGAGTTCCAAACTGATACTCTTGCCGCTGCTGCCGCTAATGCACAGCTTGAGGGTGACGACATCACATCTTTTGATGCGGTAACTGCTACTGTGCGTATGCAAAACTATGCACAGATTTCACGCAAGACAATCATCTTGTCAGCTACTGAAGAAGTGGTGAACAAGGCTGGTCGTCGCAGCGAATTGGCGTTAACTTTGCATTGATAAGCGCCCGTATTCGGTAACGAATATTGAAAAACTAGGTGAATTGCTGGAAACCCTTTAGAGCTTGATACACCACAACATAGCCCGAAAGAGCAAGTGTGAAGGTCCAAAAAGAATCAAGATTAGGCAATCAGCAGCCAAGCGCCTTAAAAGGTGAAGGTTCAACGACTAGGGAGTAATCCCGTAGGACCAAGTGGTCCGAAGTGCCTAGCCCCAGAAATGGGTGAAGATATAGTCTGATCTTGCATGAGAGTGCAAGCCTCGAAAGAGGGTCAGGAAGGTAACGAGTCCTGGCAAACAAAATGACCAAATCGCAAAGCGTGGCGCTGAATTAAAGCGCGATCAAGAGTTCTCCATGCTCAATGGCGCTATCGCTGTTGCTGGTGACTCTACTACTGCCCGTGCGACTGCTTCTTTGGGTGCGTTTATCAAAACGAACACTGACAAGCAGACAAATGGTGTCGATCCATCTTACACAACGCTGCCAAACAGCGCCCGTACAGATGGCAACGTGCGCACATTCACTGAAACCATTCTCAAGAATGTGATTCAAAAAGTGTGGTCACAAGGTGGTACACCTAAGATTTTGATGTGCGGTCCTGTTAACAAGCAGCGCGTGTCATCTTTCACTGGTATTGCCTCAAGCCGTTTCAACATTGATGGAGGAGCAAAGCCTGCAACCCTAGTGGGTGCGGTCGATATCTACGTTAACTAATGGCGTCGATAAGCAGTAATGCTTATTTGTAACTGGGTGAATTCGGTGAACCTCCTAACTGTCAAGCCGGACAAAGGACAATACCGAGCCAAGCTGAGAAATCAGAAGGTGTAACGACTAGAGGCGGGAGCCTCGTAGGACCAAGCGGTCCGAAGTGCCCAGCCCCTCATAATGAGGGTGAAGAGATAGTCTGATCTACCAGGTAACTGGTAGCCTCGAAAGAGGGATGAGAAGGTAGCGAGTCTCATTTAACATTGATGCAGTGATTTCGGCAATGTGCAAGTGATTGCAAACCGCTTCCAGCGTGAGCGTGATGCATGGGTGATCGATCCTGACTACGCCAAGATGACAGTGCTGCGCCCTTACCAGCAAGTCGAATTGGCGAAGACGGGCGATGCCGAAAAGAGACTTTTGATTTGCGAATGGGGTCACAAGATCACTTCTGAGTTGGCTCATGGTTTGGCAGCAGACCTGATTACTTCCTAATCGGAAGGTAAATGGAAAGGGCCAGGGAAACTTGGCCCTTTTTTAAAATGATTGAAAAAAAATTATTTGATGTAAACGCCCAGCAAGGCATCACACGCACCTGGCACTACAACACCGACACCGATGAAGTCACCATCCAGACCCAGCAAGATGTGACCGATGTCATCGAGGCAAATAAGGCCATCTACAACGCCGTGGATGAGAAGGCCAACTGGACCGGTGAGTGGCACTTGGTGGCATCCATCCCCGAATCCCTTTATTACAAGATGAAGGCCGAGGGCAAGATCGATGACCAGGAGTACATGAAGCGCTGGTTAAACTCAAGCGAAAATCAATTCTTTAGAACTCGCCCTGGAAAAGTATGAACTACATTGCAGTCTGCACACCGGCCCGTGATCAGGTCCACACCAACTACACATATTGCATGGTCAATATGGTGGCCTATCACACACTCAACACAACAGACGCTATCAGTCTGAAATTGATGCAAGGCACGATCATTCAAAACCAAAGGGCTGACCTTTGCTTGGATGCCATGAGAGAGGGCTGCACCCATATTCTTTTCATTGACTCGGACATGACGTTTCCACAGGACATGGTCCAGCGGCTGCTCAAGCACGACAAAGAGATCGTGGCCGCCAACTGTGCCAGGCGCAGAATGCCAACTGGCCCAACTGCCCAGAACTATGACGCTGAAGGCAAGCGCCAAGCGGTCTACACCATGCCAGAATCCACTGGATTGGAAGAGGTGGGAAGCATTGGCACTGGCATAATGCTGATCAAGCGCGAGGTGTTTGAAGGCATGAGCGAGCCATGGTTTGATATGCCGTGGCAGGCCACCAGAGGCTACATGGGTGAAGATGTGTTCTTTTGTAAGAAAGCTCAAGAGCTGGGCTACAAAGTCTACATCGACCATGACGTTTCAAAGGAAATTGGTCACATTGGCACGTTTGAATTTCGCCATGAACACACTTGGATTGTGAAAGAAGAGATGGAAAAAGAGGCCCAATAATGGCACTGACAACCTATACAGAGCTGAAGACATCCATTGGTGACTGGCTTAATCGGTCGGACCTGACCACGGCCATCCCTGACTTTATCTCTCTGGCCGAGGCACAAATTGAAAGAACGCTGCGCACCAGGCAGATGATCGTCAGGGCCAATGCGTCTTTTGACGCGCAATATGGCGCTGTGCCAAGTGACTTCTTAGAGACCAAGTCTTTGAAGCTCACAAGCACAAACCCCCAGACACCATTGTCGTTTCTCAGCATTGATGCCTTGGACAATGAGGCGGCCAATTACACGGCAAGTGGCAAGCCCAAATTCTTTGGTGTGGTCGGTGGCCAATTCAGAATTGTCCCAACACCTGATGCCAATTACACGACCGAGCTGACCTATTACGCGAAGTTGACAAAGTTATCAAGCAGTGTGGCCAGCAACTGGCTTTTGGCTTCAAGTCCTGACATTTATCTGTATGGCGCATTGCTCCAGGCTGCACCATACTTGCAAGATGATGCGAGAATCCAGACATGGGCAACGCTGTATGAGCGAGCCTTGAACGATTTACAAACTGCCGATGATCGTGGTGCATCTTCTGGTGGTGCATTGCTGACCCGTGCAAAGACTTTTGGATAAGGACTAGACCATGTCATCTTTTACCGACTACACAGAAAACCTAGTTTTAAATTGGGTTTTCACTACAAATAGCGCAACGCGCCCCACGGCTTGGTATGTTGGCCTTTTCACGGCTGCACCCAGTGACACGGGTGGCGGCACTGAGGTGTCTGGCAGTGGCTACGCACGGGTGGTGACTGGCACGATCTCCGGCTCTGGCACGGCCACGACATTCACCAATGCAGCGGCCATCGAGTTTGCAGCTGCTTCTGGCGGCAACTGGGGATCAATTGGCTGGGCCGGCATCTTTGATGCAAGCACTTCTGGCAACCTATTGGCCTGGGCGCCACTGACCACAGCGCGCACCATCAATGATGGCGATGTCTTGCGCATCCCAGCTACATCTTTGAGCATCACTTTGGCCTGATATGGCAGCCTATGGATCGGGGAATTTTGGTGTTGGCCAATACTCTGATCCGAGGGTAGGCTACGGCTACGGCTCTTACGGGGTCGGCAATTACTCCAGAGGCTCATTTGAGCCAGGCGTGGCCATCACGGCCACATCCACCATGTCGGTGGGTGCAGGCGTCATTTCCAATGCAACTGTGGCCATCAGCGCCACATCCACCATGTCGGTGGCAGCGACCAGATACGCATTTGGCGCTTTGGCAATATCTGACACCAGCACATTGGTGGTCAATGCCAATTCAATTCTTAGAGCAAGTCTGGCGATATCAGACACAAGCACCATGGCCGTCAACGGCCTGCGCTATGCCATAGGTGCAGCCACAATCAGTGACACAAGCACCATGGCCGTGGCTGGGGTGCGTTATGCGGTGGGCCAAGCTGCCATCAGCGACACCAGCACCATGGCGGTGGATGGTGTCAGGTATGCCATTGGCGAGGCTTTAATCGTTGACACATCGACAATGTCGGTGGTCACAAACATTATTGGATCGACTGGCTTCAATATTGTTGACACCAGCACCATGGCCATTGATGCGCAGCGCAAGCAGCCTGGTGCAATTGCATTCACAGAAACATCATCCATGGCGGTCAATGCAAGACTAAAATGGGAAGCAGAAAGTGACACAGCAGAAAGTTGGTCTGGGATATCTGATAATTCAGAGACTTGGACACCGATCTCTGACCAGTCAGAAACATGGACTGCAATTAGTGATTCAAGTGAAACTTGGACTCCAATTGCTGATAATAGTGAAACATGGCAAATTGCCGCATGAGGTGAAAAATGGCTGATACAACCACCACGAATCTATTGCTGACCAAACCCGAAGTCGGTGCATCCACTGACACCTGGGGAACAAAGATCAATACCGATCTGGACACCATTGACGCATTGTTTGATGCTGGCCCAGTGCTAAAGGTCACAAAAGGTGGAACTGGTGGCGCTACTGCATCGGCAGCCAGGACAGCGCTTGGCGTGGCCATTGGCACTGATGTGCTGGCCTATGACTCTAACTTGCAGAGCTTTGTCACTACATTCACGCTGCCAACAACTGACTCCACGGCCAATTATGTCTTGAAGACAAACGGCTCTGGCACATTGGGTTTTGCAGCTGCTGCCACTGGTGATGTTACTTTGACAGGCACTCAGACCCTGACAAATAAAACAGTCGAGGCTGGCACATTCACAAACGGCTACACCGAAGAGGTGAATACGGCCAACACATCCACGGCCTACACAATCAGCCTGGCTGATGGTTCATTTCAAGTTTTGACCCTGACAGGCAATGCAACGATCACCATGCCAACGGCCACAGCTGGTCGGTCATTCATTTTGCTTTTGAAGCAAGATGGAACAGGCTCACGCACAGTGACTTGGTCAACAGTTAAATGGCCAGGCGGTACAGCACCGACTGTGACCAGCACGGCATCCAAGCAAGACATTTATTCATTCTTTGCCGATGGTACAAACTGGTACGGCACGACTGTCGGCCAGAACTACACACCATAAGGACTGACTATGTTTGCAGCAGGGAAAACAGCAGCAGTCTCTGGCGCAGCACCAGATGATAAGTTCAACTACGTCACCATGCTATTACATGGCGATGGGACTAATGGCGCACAGAACAATACATTCCTAGACAGCAGTACAAACAACTTTAGCATTACCCGAAACGGCAATACAACCCAAGGTTCTTTTTCGCCTTATGGGTCTAATTGGTCTAATTATTTTGTTAGGGCATCTACACAATATTTAACTGTTTCAAACGCTGGTGGCCAATTTTCGTTTGGAACTGGCGCTTTTACTATTGAATGTTGGGTAAATCTTGCGTCTATGCCATCTGGCACTGGGTATCCTACAAGTTATTGGTTATTTGGTGGCGGGCCTGTAGACTCAGATGCTGGAATTGATTTTTACATCAACAATACACAAATTGGGTTTAATTTAACAACATTTTCATCTCCAACGGCTATTGGTAATCATGGGATGTCAGTAGGTGCTTGGTATCATGTTGCAGTTGTTCGTGGTGGTGGTTCAAACCAAACTGTCTCTATTTACGTAAATGGAACTCGTGTTGCAACGGCAAGTAGCGTAACTGCAACTGCTAATGCCGCCACAACAGGAATTGCAATTTCTGCCGCAGAGCCATTGGGGGCAACTAACGGAAATTTTAATGGATATATTAGCAACCATCGTGTTGTTAAAGGTACGGCTGTTTATGACCCAACACAATCAACATTAACTGTCCCAACAACACCCCTGACAGCAGTTACAAACACATCTTTGTTAACTTGCCAAGCAAATCGTTTCTTTGATGCTTCAACAAACGCTTTAACCATCACAGTCAACGGCACACCAAGCGTTCAACGCTTCAACCCATTTGGTGCTTCTACCGCCTACTCCACAAGCGTGATTGGTGGGTCGGGCTACTTTGATGGTGATGGGGATTATTTGACTGTTGCAGACAACGCGGCATTTGAATTTGGCTCTGGCAACTTCACCATTGAAGCGTGGATGTATACGACAGCATCTGGAATCCACACTTTATGTTCCAAAGCTAACTCAGCAGATAACTCAGAATACGAGATATATCTGTATAACGGAGCAGTTCAAGCGTATGTAAGCAACGGAACAAGCTGGCAAGTAACAATGGCAACCAGCGCTATTATTAAAGTCAATGAATGGAATCACATTGCAGTAACTCGCAATGGAAGTTCATGGAATATTTGGGTAAATGGTGTATCGCAAGCAAGTGCAACAGCATCGTTCACTATAAATGACAGTTCGCTTGCCCTTGGTATTGGGGCGTTCCCAGATTCAGGCTTTGCCACGACTGGGTATATGTGTGATTTCCGCATGGTCAAAGGAACAGCGGTTTACACATCGGCATTTACACCACCCACTGCACCTCTGACAGCAATTAGTGGCACTTCTATACTTAACAATTTCACTAACGCAGCCATCTACGACAACGCCATGATGAACGACTTAGAAACTGTGGGCAATGCACAGATTTCTACAAGCGTGAAGAAATATGGAACGGGGTCTTTGGCGTTTGATGGAAGTGGTGATTATTTAGCCGCCCCACAAACTGTTAATACAGATTTTGGCACTGGTGATTTTACTGTTGAGTTTTGGGCAAATTGGGCTTCAGCCTCATCAAGCTCTACTCTTGTGTGCAAATGGGGTCTTGGCTCTAGCAATCAGTATGCGTGGCTAATTAACTATAACACCTCTGGAAACTTATGGTTTTACACAGGTGATAGTGGAAGTCCTGGGTCACTATTTACATTTGGATTTACACCCACGACATCAACTTGGTATCACATTGCTTTTACTCGCTCTGGGTCAAGTTTAAGATGTTTTGTTAATGGAACACAGGCTGGTTCAACAGAAACAACAACCTCAAATATGTCTGCCGTTCAAGGAACTTTTGTTGGAAACAATCCAAACTCAAGTACATATTTCAATGGCTATATTGATGACCTACGCATCACCAAAGGCTATGCCAGATACACCGCAAACTTTACAGCACCAACTGCGACATTCTCAGATACAGGCCCATATTAAGGAACATCATGCAAATAGCAATCTTAACTAGCCCCATCACAGTTGGCGATTATCGTGAACTGTTTAGCAATACATCGTTTCCACCAAGTGGCCCAAGCGATGAATTCTTGACTGCCAACAATGCCAAGAAAGTAAATGCTTTCAAAGCCCATGACAGTCTGACTCAGAAGTTGGTTTCATGCTCTGCCTATGACGATGGTTCATTTGTTTCTATCGTTCAAGTGGCTGACATGAGTGCTGAAGAAATCCAAGCAGCTAAAGACTCTGCAATGGCTCAACTAAGAGCCACACGCAATGCTTTATTGCTTGCTTGTGATTGGACTCAGATTGCTGATTGCACAATTCCTAAGAAGGCTGAGTGGGCAACGTATCGCCAGACACTCAGAGACTTTCCAGCAACTGTCTCTGATGCCAGGGCAACTGTTACATGGCCACACAATCCTGACTGGGTTGAGCGTACTGTCTAATCATGGATGCCGATGTTGACAAAAGGCTTGCCGTGCATGAAGCGATCTGTTTAGAGAGATACAACAACATCGACAAGTCACTGCGCGATGGCGACAAGCGAATGACGAAGATTGAATATCTTCTCTATGCTGTGATCGTGGCTGTTTTATTTGGCCCAGGTGTGGCTGCCGAATTCGTCAAGAAGATTTTCGGGCTATGAAAGACTGGGCCGTGGCAATCATTGCTGCGGCCTTAATGACGGCCACCATTATTTGGTGCTTTACTGTCATCATTTTGTTTTGGCCATGATCTATGCTCTGGTCCTATTGGCAGCAACCACAGAATATCGATGCACCAGGTGGACTTGGACTGGTGATGTCTACAATCGGAAAGTTGTTTGTCTCAAATGGGAGAAGAGGAAATGATTGATCCGATGACGGCCCTGGCGGGGATACAAAGCGCCATCAGCATGGTCAAGAAGGCCAGCAAAGTGGCCAATGATTTAGGCTCACTTGCCCCAATGATTGGCAAGATGTTTGACGCAAAGAGTGTGGCCACAAAGGCCATGCTGCAAGCCAAACAGTCTGGCAAAGGCTCGAACATGGGAACGGCCCTCCAGATCGAGATGGCCTTGGAGCAGGCCAGAGCATTTGAGGAAGAGCTGAAAATGCTTTTCATGCAGACAGGCAAGATCGATGTCTGGAACAAGATCAAGGCCAGGCAGGCCGAGATGGACTTGGCTGATGCCAAAGAATTGAGCGCTTTAAAGAAGGCAGAAAAAGAAGCTAAAGCCAAAGAGGATGAGATGAACGAGCTGGCCATGATCATTGGCGGTGTGGCTTTTGTCTTGTTTCTGGTGTTCATTGGGGTCAATGAATTGATGACCTTTTGTGAAACAACTCGCAGATGTGGTGGCAGATGAATGAGTATCAGAAGACCTTTGATATGTGCCTCAAGATATTCGTTTACGGGTGTGTGGCGCTTTATTTCTTAGGTTTTCTGAAGTTTCTGCCTGATGACTTATCTGACAGAATTGTCAATTTACTATTGGGCAAGGTAGGATTAGGCAAATGAAAATCACGGCTTACCAGATCAACGCCAATATGCTGAGAGAGGCCCAGAGGGTGATGCATCAGCAGAATCTAAAGCAGCTGGAGATTTTGAACAGGCAGGCAGAACTGGCGCATAAGACCAAAGAGATTAAGACACAATGGGTCAAACCTAATTCTGTGGATGTATACACATGAAATATCTGCTTGCAATTGCTTTGATAATGCTCACTGGCTGCGAAGAGAAATATCGCTATAAGTGCCAGAATCCTGACCAATTTCACGCGCCAGAATGCCAAAAGCCTAGATGTATGTTTACCCAGACTTGCCCTGAGTATTTAGTCGCACCTATCTTGGAGAAAAAAGTTGACGAAGTTAAACCTAACAACTGAAGAGATCGAGGTCAGGGTCTGGAGCATTGTGGTGCTTGCTGTCACCCTGATTCTTTTCTTTATCGTGATTGCTCTTTTGTACTCTGTGACCTTTGTGACCCAGCCTATCAAGAGCATGGCCCCAATTGACCAGGCTTACACCAAGATGCTGAACGATATCGTTCTATTGATTGTGGGTGGCATTGGCGGTGTGATCGGCAAACGGGCAATGACTTCTAGGCAGCAGCCACCACCCATGGGCCAGCCAATGTGCCAGCCCATGCAAGGCCAGTATGGATACAGCAACAACCACGGGTTTAATGCCACCACCAATGGCATTCCAAATCAGCCGTTTGGCGCTATGCCCAAGTGGACCAATCCAGAACTAGACGAGTCTTGGACTCCTGGTCCACCACCAGACACGCCACCGGACCATCTTGAGGATGACCATGAGCGCGAACAGCTGGCGCAGGCAAGAACGGAGTCAGACTAATGTTTGGCATCCCACTACCCTATATCGCCCTGGCAATTGGCATTGCCTTGTTTGGCTCTTACCGAGGTGGCTATCACTTTGGCTGGGAAGACAGGGACAATGACATGAAGATTGCCATTGCCAAAAAGAATGATGAAGCCAGAGCCAAAGAGAAAGAGCTTGGCGAGAAACTGCAAGATCAGGAAACGAAACTCAGAAAGGCCCAAGATGATGTCAAGAAAAAACAGTCTGCTATGCATGAGCTTGCTCGGACTGGTCGGCTGCGCCTCCCAGCCCCAAGTTGTCCACAAGCCAATGCAAGTGCCAGCGCTACCACTGGAGATACACAACCCAGCCAGCCCGATGCAAGCGAATCTGAGCGACAGACTATTGCAGCTCTTATCGACATCGCAGCCGAAGGAGACAAGGCCATCACCAAGCTCAACGCCTGCGCCAGCGCCTACGAAGAAGTAAGGAGACTTGTCAATGGTCAATAGTCAGCAGCTCCAGCAACTGCACATTGGTCCAGAGTGGGTCGATGCGCTTAACGAGACTTTCCAGCGCTTTGACATTTCAACGCCACTGAGACAGGCCGCCTTTATTGGCCAGTGTGGCCATGAGTGTGGCAACTTCAAGGTGCTGCAAGAAAACTTGAATTACAGGGCAGAGGCATTGCAAAAGCTATGGCCCAAGCGTTTTGACGCTGCCAAGGCCCAAGCCTGCGCCAGAAATCCAAAGCTCATTGCCACAGTCGTTTATTCAAACCGGATGGGCAACCGAGATGAGGCAAGTGGGGATGCCTGGCGGTTTATTGGCCGAGGATGCATCCAGCTGACTGGATCGAGCAATTATTTCCATGCTGGAAAAGCGCTTGGCGTGGACCTGATCATGCAGCCAGAACTGGTGGCCACGCCACAGTATGCTGCGCTCACTGCTGGGTGGTTTTGGGACACCCACAAGCTCAACCAGTATGCGGATGCCCAAGACTACAAGACCATGACCAAAAAGATCAATGGCGGCTTTATTGGCCTCGATGATCGGATCAAACACATCAACCATGCACTGTCTGTCCTGACATAATTAGCCATGGCCAGCCAAACACAACAACTTGAAAATCCTGCACCACCGACCCTTGGTTATCCGACCGAGGTGTATGAGCGCAGGCATTTCAATGAGAACAATGGCTCTTTGACCATTTACTTCAAAAAGCTGGCCAGTGTGCTGGGTTCTTTGTTTGGACCAAGAGGCGGTCGGTTTATGAATAACCCCTATGGGGCTTTTCAAGACTCGACCGACCAAGTGGCTGCCAACACCACCACGGCCTATGCGGTCACATTCAACACCACAGACTTTAGCAATGGCGTGACTATTGCCAGTGGGTCGAGAATCACTGTGGCCGATGCCGGAATCTGGAACTTGCAGTTTTCCATTCAGTTTAAGAACACCACAAATGATGGTCAAGATGTGGATATTTGGTTTCGTAAAAATGGAACAAATATCGCAAACTCAAACAGTAGATTTCACCCTCCTCCAAGAAAAAGCTCTGGTGACCCAAGCCATATCATTGCTGCATTAAACTTTTTTGTAAGTATGAATTCAAACGATTACATTGAAATTATGTGGAGAACTGAAAATACTGGTGTAAGCATTGAGCATTTCGACACCAGCACAAGCCCCACAAGGCCAGCAGTCCCATCGGCCATTGTCACAATGAGCTTTGTCTCAAACATTACCTAAATACTGCCATGTACATACCTTTAAAGCTACCCCCAGGTGTTTTCCGAAATGGTACTGAATACCAGGCAGCAGGCCGCTGGTATGACGCAAACCTAGTGCGCTGGTATGAGGGGACACTCAGGCCCATCAATGGATGGCGTACCAGGTCAAGCTCACAGATGACTGGCTCATGCCGAGGCATCATCACTTGGCGCGATAACAGCGGCAACCGATACATTGGCGCTGGAACACACTCCAAGCTCTACGCCATGAATGAGGCGGGGACACTCAAAGACATTACGCCAACGGGCTTCACCAGTGGCTACGCAAGCTCCACAACCCTAACAGGCTATGGATACAGCACCTATGGCACGTTTGCCTATGGTGTGGCACGGCCAGACACTGGCACACCCATCCCTGCCACCACTTGGTCACTCGATACATGGGGCGAGTATTTGATTGCTTGCTCTAGCACTGATGGCAAGCTCTATGAGTGGCAATTAGGGTTTGCAACACCTACACTGGCCGCAGCCATTACCAATGCACCAGTTAACAACAAGGCGGTTTTGGTCACGCAAGAGCGCATTATCTTTGCCCTTGGAGCTGGTGGAAACCCACGCAAGGTGCAGTGGTGCGACCAAGAAAACAATACCCTTTGGACACCAGCAGGCGACAACCTTGCAGGCGACTATGACTTGGCAAGCCCTGGCACATTGATCGCTGGCAAGCGGGTCAAGGGTGTTAATCTACTGTTTACAGATGTGGATGTCCACACGGCCCAGTATGTTGGCGCTCCATTTGTCTATGGCTTTGAGAAGGCTGGCTCTGGCTGCGGTCTCATTTCGGCCCAAGCGGTGGCGGCCATTGATACGGCAGCCATTTGGATGTCACGCGCAGGCTTTTGGATTTATGACGGCTATGTCAAGCCACTACCAAGTGATGTGTCAGATTACATATTTGACAATATCAACTATGCCCAAGCCTCCAAAATCTATGCGGTCCATGTCAGCAAGTTTGGTGAGATTTGGTGGTATTACCCAAGCGCATCGAGTAATGAGAATGACAGTTATGTCACTTTCAACTACCGCGAAAACCATTGGAACATAGGCACATTGGCCAGAACTGCTGGGGTCGATGCCGGAGTGTTTACCTATCCTTTGATGGTTTCAAGTGATGGGTATATCTACGAGCATGAGGTCGGTTTTAACTATGACAGCGCCAGCCTTTACGCTGAATCTGGCCCAGTTCAATTGGGCAATGGCGACAACATCATGTCGGTGCGCCAAGTTGTGCCAGACGAGCAGACATTGGGTGAGGCGGTGGTCTCATTCAAAACCCGAAATTACCCGACTGGCACTCAATCTTCATTTGGACCATACACGGCAGCCAACCCAACTTCTGTCAGGTTTTCTGGCCGCCAAGTCAATATGAGGGTCACTGGCAACACTTTGGCCGACTGGCGTGTTGGGGTGATGAGGCTTGATGCTGTCCCAGCTGGTAAGCGATGAGTGACCAAGAACAACTGGAAAGACTGCGCCACCATGTGGAGGCTGCTTTAGAATACAGTGGAGGCACACATAATTTTGACGATGTCGCTGAGATGGTTGAGGATCACAGATTGCAATTGTGGCCAGCCAAAGACTCGGTGGTGTTGACAGAGATCATTGTCTATCCCAGGCTCAAGAATTTGCATTATTTTCTGGCTGGTGGCGACCTAGATGAACTCTCAAGGATGAGACCATTGATCGAATCCTGGGGCAAGTCTATTGGCTGCACCAGGGTGACTTTGGCAGGCCGAAGAGGCTGGTCAGAGACATTTTTGAAAGACGAAGGGTACAAACCGAAATGGGCTGTACTTGCAAAGGAACTTTAGGGGATAAATATGGCCACAAATACTGAACAATTTTTAGCGTATTTGCAGACTCCTGGTCTGACAGATGCGCAAATTGCTGGCGAAGCAAATCGACTAAGTGTCACTGCGCCTCAGATTTCGCAGCTCACTGGTGTTCCACTTGATCTTGTTCAGTCTAGGCTGGCTTCACCTACCAATACAGTTGGTGGAACTGCTGTCGGTGGAACTGCTGGCGGTGGCGGTGGTGCAACAACCCCAACATTTGGCACAACTCAAGAGACAGCGCTCTATAACTTCTTGCAAACGCCTGGTCTAAGCGACAAGCAAATTGCTGCTGAAGTTAATCGTCTTGGACTGAAATCTGATCAAATCTCCAAAATGACTGGCGTGCCAGTGGACTTGGTCAACTCCAGATTAAATCTTGTTTCAACGCAAACGGCAGCTGACACTAAAGCGGCTGCGGATGCCAAAGCATTGGCTGATGCACAAGCCGCTTTGGCTGCGGCCAATGCAGAAGCGGCAAGACTGGCTAATTTAAATAAAACAACAACAGGAAACCAAGCCAACTTTGCGACATTCACAAACTGGCTCAAGTCCACGCCAGGCTTAACTAACACGCAAATTGCGGCTGAGATGAATCGTCTTGGAATCAATGCTGGTCAAGTGGCTGGTCTGACTGGCATTGCAGAAAGTGAAGTCCAAAATCGATTCAATGCAGTCGCACCATTTTCAAATGCGACACAAGGCTTTGCCCAGAACTTCAACAATTACACATCGATCCCAATTGGCGCTCAATACAATCCATTTGCAGTGGGTGGCACTGGCTCACCCTATGGCCAGATCATGGGCCAGATGAGACCAGTGGGCAATCCTTACGAAAATGTGGTCGGCAACTTGCCAATGGGTGGCTATAACCCTGGTCTCTATGACCAGATCGCAGCCACCAATGCGGCCAAAGCTGCTGCTGCTGCGGCTGCCACTGGCAATACTGTTATTGAAAGCGGTGGTGATGGACCTAGTGGCCCTGATGGTGGTGTTGGTGAAAGTGTCAGTGGCACTTATAACAAAGGCGGCATGGTCGATGGTTTGTTTGGCATGAATCCACCTGGTCCAGATGATGGCGCTGGATACCTAGATCGCGGTGAGTATGTGATCAAGAAATCTTCAGTCAACAAGTATGGCCGTGGACTCTTGGATATGATCAATGAAGGCAAAATGCCTGCCAAGAAAATGAAGTCTTTACTCGGATAAGGTGGCAATATGTCAAAAGGTGGAACAACAACCTCAACAAGCTCCATTGATCCACAGATCAAAGAAGCATTCTTGGCCAACTTTCAGCAGGCCCAAGGGGTCGCTGGTGCATTGCCGACTCAGCAGTTTGCTGGGTATAACCCGATGTACCAGGCAGGCGAGGAAGCTCTGGTCAACGCTGGCCTTGCTGGCCCAGGCATTGCCGGAACTGACCTTGCAGCGCAAATGGCGGCTTATGGCGGTGTCTATCAGCCTGGTCAGATTACAGCGCAGCAGACCAACTTGAGCATGGGCCAAGGACCAGGCTCAATTGGCTCATACATGAATCCATACACAAGCATGGTGCGTGAAAACGCATTGGGCGATTTGGAATCTGCAAGACGCGCTGCTATTCAGCAAACTGGTGAGCGCGCAACGGCTGCCCGTGCATTTGGTGGATCACGCCAAGGTGTGGCCGAGGCTTTGACAAACCAAGGGTTTGCCAAGCAGGCCGCCACACTTGGCACAACATTAAACGAGCAGGCATTCAATCAGGCCATGGCTATGCAGCAGGCCGACATTGCCCGAAGATCAGCAGCCGACATTGCCAATCAGCAAGCAGGATTGCAAGGTGCGCAATTGCGTACTGGTGCGGCTGGCACTCTTGGCAGTCTTGCTGCACAACAACAAGCATTGCGTCTTGGTGGCGCTCAAGCGGTCATGGGCGCTGGTGGTGCGCGTCAGGCTCTGGACCAGCAACAAATGGATGCAATCCGAAATATTGGTTTGCAGCGTTTGGGTGTGGTCCAGTCTTCACTTGGTGCGCAGCCTGCCAATCTTGGCATGGTGGCAACAACTCCATACAGCCAGAATGTCGGTGCTGGCCTATTAGGCGGTGCATTGGCTGGCTCTCAATTGGCTGGCGCTGCCGGTCTGACAGCTGGCACTGGCGCTGGACTTGGTGCATTGGCTGCTTTGATCTAACATGAGACAAAACCCAACTCCAGAGCCACAACGCTACGCTGATGCGCAGCTCATGGCTTTGCTTGATCCATCAAGCAAGCGTGACACCATCTTGATCACGCCTGGATCACCGATGCCCTCTCGCATCCCTGATGGGTTGACAGTGGCTGAGACAAGCCGAGGCATTGTGATCACCAGTGATCCAGCAAAAGTCAGGATCATTGACCAAGGGTCTGAGAAGGATGTGGGCATGGCGCTGTTTGGCTATGCATACGATCAGGCCAAAGGCTTTGACAATGTGGCGGTGGCCATGGATAGAGCTGGGACTCCGGTGGCAGAACTGGCCATCAAGCCTGGTCAAGAAAGACGGGCCATGCGTGCGGCATCTTTGCTTGCACCAGATACAGGATCAACTAACATGATGAGCAGAGGCGATGTGGTCAATACTCGCCTCAGAGGTTTATTGGATTAAGGTGGAAATATGGCTATTCAATTTGATTTTGCAAGTTTAGGCAATTTGTTTGGTGGGATGCCTGGTGCAACACCAACGGGCCTTGATGCATTGCTGACAGAAGATCAGCGCAAACTGCTTGGCCGTAATGCTGCACTGTCAGCAGCCGGTGCATTGCTCCAAGCCAGTGGCCGAAGCGCAGTCCCAATCAGCATGGGCCAAGCACTTGGATCAGCTTTGCAGGCAGGCCAGCAAGGTTATCAGCAGGCTAGAGCTGGCTCACTGCAAGATTTGTTGATTGGTCAAAAATTGACTGAGGCTAAAGGCGCTCAAGAATTGAAAACCCAATTGGCTGGCATATTTACCAAACCGACAACTGCATTGAGTCCAGAGCAGCAGGCTTTGGCCGCACCAGGTATGCAAGTTGGCCCAACCATGGCCCGTGCTGAACTGGCTGCAAACATTCAGCCGCCAAGCGATGCCGAGATTAAAGCGGCTCAATATCAACGGGCGGCAGACCTTTTGGCATCAGCCGGCAAGGGTGAAGATGCCAAACGCTATCAGGACATGGCCAGAGACTTAAACCCACGGGCTAAAGTTGTTGGCCAGCCATTTGAGGTGACTGACGCTACTGGCAAGCCCATTATGGTCCAGCAGTTTGAGTCTGGCGATATCAAGACCATGCAAGGCTTTGGTCCAAAACGCGATGTCGTTTTGCAGAATCTTGGTGGCCAGACTGTGGCCGTCAACAAGTCTTCACTAAAAGGTGGCGAGACATTTGCCCAGACAATGACACCAAGTGAGATTGCCAACTTGAAAGTGGCTCAAGGCAATTTGGCCGTGGCCCAAGGTGGTCTTGGTTTGCGTCAGCAAGAATTTGCCCGTAGTGCGTTTGACCGAGTTGACACCCCAGAAGGATTTTTTAATGTGCCTAAAGGCGGTGGTGTGGCCGTGCCAGTCATGGGACCAAGCGGTCAACTTAAAGGCGCAAGCGGAGCGCCAACCGAGGGTCAGTCAAACGCTGCTGGCTTTGCCCAGCGCATGGAGTTGGCTCAAAGCATTTTTGAAAAACTACCGGCTGGATCGCAGCCAGGAATGGGTACTCGAGTGGCCGAGGCCGTGCCATTTGTTGGTGGCGCTTTAGCGCGAGGTGTGGTTCAAAGCGCAGACACTCAGATGTATGACCAGGCTGCGCAAGATTGGATTCGCGCCAAGCTGCGCAAAGAGTCTGGTGCTGCCATTGGTGCAGATGAGGCACGACAAGAATATGCCACCTACTTCCCAATGGTGGGTGATACACCCGAAAAGATTGCGCAAAAAGCAGAAGCTAGGCGCGTAGTTACATTGGGGATGAAAAATGCCGCAGGCAAGGCATACACTCCTTACACACCAATGAACAGAGTTGTGACTGTGGATTACTAATATGCCATATTCAATTACCACCAAAGACGGCATCACGATTAACAACATCCCTGATGACGTTGCGCCTGACTCCCCAGAATTAAAAGAGCGTGTTGCCCAAATCAGATTGACTGGTGGACAGGCCCAGCCTGCTGCGCCAGCAATGCCACCAGACACATTGGGCCGCCAAGTTGGTCTAGCCACGCGCCCCATGGCCCAGTCTGTATTGACTGCCGGTGGCCTGCTACCCATGGTGGTTGACCCCATGGTCAATCTTTTCAACTTAGCAGCTGGGACAAGCATCCCAACACAAACCCAAGCAGTTGAAAAAACATTGTCAGCTGTTGGTTTCCCACAACCCAGAACAGGACAAGAGCGCGTCATCCAAGATGTGGCCACTGCCGGCTATGGCACAAGTGGCCTTGCCCGTGCTGCCGGCGAAGTGGCGCCAAAGCTGCCAGGCATGGGCCGTGAGCTGGCCCAATTCTTTGCGCAAAGTCCCAAGGCCCAGACCGCGGCTGCACTGACAGCGTCAGGCGCTGGTGGAATGTTGCGTGAAGGTGGAGCGCCTCCAGCGCTTCAAGTTGGCGGTGCAATGTTGGCCGGTATGGTCGCCCCAGGTGGTCCAACACTTTCAACAACTCAAAGAGCATTGGCAGCGCCAAGTGGCTTGGTCAAACCATTTACACAAGCAGGCCGCGAGGTGATTGTGGGCAATGTCTTAAACCGACTGGCTACAGACCCACAACGAGCCATGCAAAACTTGCAGCAGGCCCAGCCACTTGTCCCAGGTGTTCGCGTCACGACAGCAGCTGGTGCGCGTGATCCTGGTCTTGCCGCGGCTGAGACTGCCATTCGAGGCTTGGACCAGTCTGGTGCATTCCCAAGCGTTTTGTCTTCAAATCAGCAGGCTTTGCTGGAGTCATTCCGCAGGCTTGGTGGCCGCGGTGGCGATGTGACAATGCCTGGCTCTATTCCTTATGCTGAAGCAAAACGTGCTGGCATCACAGGCCCATTGCGTGAATCGGCATTTGCTAATAAGCAGCCAGTGAGCGTATTACCAATTGCTGATGCCATCTCAAGCATCATGGCCAACCCAGCAACGCAACGCAAAACAGTCGATGAGGCGATGGGCTATGTCAACAACCTATTGGCCAAACGTATTGACCCAGAGACTGGAACAATTGACCCCATGGCTTTGTACAGTGTCAGAAAAGACATCACAGATGCCATGGCCGGCAAATTGTCTGGTGAGCAAGCCAATTTGCGTCTAGCCAAAGGTCAGCTGGCCGAACTGCTGCCAATCATTGACAACGTCATCGAATCTGGCGCCCCAGGCTTTAAGAACTATATGCAGAAGTTTGAAAAGTCATCAAGCGCCATTGACCAAATGAAAATTATGCAGGGCATCGAGGCACAAGTCACAACTGGCCAACCCAACCTGATGACGGGTGAGCCGGTCTTGGCTGCTGGCGCTTTGCGCAGACAACTGGCCACCAAAGCAGAAGAAATTGGCGCCCAATTGTCACCGCCTGCACAGCGCAGACTAGACAACATTATTGATGAGATCAATCGTGGTCAGGCTGCAACTGCGCCAGGCGTGAAGGCGCCAGGTTCTAACACGTTCCAGAACATGAGCATGGGCAATCTGATTGGCCGAGTGTTCAGTGAGTCCATGGCTGACAACACGACACTGCGCACCATGACAAGGCCGCTGGACTTTTTGTATAAATTGCCTGATCAGCAGATTCAGCAACTTCTTGTTGAGGCTATGCTTGACCCCAAGCTGGCAGCCATGATGATGGGCAAGGCCAACATAATGAAGGTCGAGCCATTGGCCCAGTCACTGCGCAAAAAGGCTGAACAACTTGGATTTGGCGCTGCTATTGGCGCACAGGAGTAATCATGGCAGGCTTACTTGATGAAGAGGATTTGATGCCGTTTTTCGGAAATCCCAACATTCAACGCCAAGGTGCAAGGGCAAGAGCATTGGCTGCAAAGCGCGATGTCAATACACTGCCAGACCCAAAGACCTATGCCGCTGTGCAGGGTTTACTTGGTACTGCCCCAGACCAAATGGGATTCAGTGTTTTGAATCCAAATTACCAAGCGATCATGGATGTGGCCAAGCCGTCTTATGGACTTGGTATTTTGGCGCAGATGTCGCCAATCCTTGCACCATTGACAAAAGGCATGCCTGTTGGTGCAACTATTAAAGATGTAGGCGGGTTTTTAAATAAGCGTGTTCCATCTCAATTTGTGCCTAATGTTGAAGCAGGCAAAGAAATGATTGTTCATCACAACATCAGCCCACAGAAATTAGCAAATGTAGAAAAAGTTGGTGGAATGCCAGTGCCATCAATTGCGGTGTCTAACGTAGAAAATCCAATGCTGAATTTTGGCGATATTTCTTTGATTGGTCCAAAGGAAATGGCTGTTCCATCTGCCAAGAATCCTGTTTATGGGTTTGATGCGTACACAGCAAGAGCGCCAAAAATTGACTATGAAATTGACCCGAAGTCTGCAAAAAACCTTAAAGCTATGTTTTCAGATGTTGCAGATGATGTAGGTGATTACAGGATGGGTCAGCTCACGCAGAACTGGAGTGATCGCCAATATTCAGAGCCAATGATGGCTAAATTCCTTAAAGAAAAAGGCGTTTTGCCAGATAGAAAAGACTTTGATGCTGATTGGAAATTTTCACAGGCTTTAAGTGATGGCGTTTACAACCTTAAATCTGAATATGGCGACTGGCTTAATTCATTTAATAATAGGTTGCCTGATGCTGGTGTAAATATTAAAGAGCGTATTTTTAAAGGATATACAGATTCTGGGAACAGAAGATATGCCCCTGCAACATTAGAAAATCTTGTCAAAGAGATGAAAGGTGGCGCTGGTTCAGAGGGGTTCATGTATGGTGTTGGAAACATTAGGGCTGTTGCAACACCTAAATTTAAGAGCTTGAATCAAGTTAAAGCAGCTAGAGAAAGCATCATCACACCTGAGAAATTTGAGCCAATTAAAAAACAAATTGACAGCGCGTTTAATGATTTAACTGACCGACTTGGAAAACTTGAAGGTTTATCTGGCTATCGTTATGACGCGCCAGATGCGCTATATGAGATTGGTCAAACAAGAAATGTAAATTTGCTAGACAAAATTTATAAAGATGTTCCACAGGCATTAAAGGCTGATGTTCAAGTGTTTATGAACAAACTGCGCGAAATGCCAACAGAATATTTTGAAATCAAACCGCAACGCGCTGTTCAAGTTGGTGAATTTAAAGGTGCAATTTTGCCATCTACTGTTCCAAAACAGTCTGTTGAATATTTAAGAAATCAAGGTTTGAAAGACCTTTATTACTATTCAACACCTGAAGAACGAAAAGAACTGTTCAAGAAATTTGGTCCAGAAATGTTTGCTGCTGTTCCAGCATTGCCATTAGGCTCTGGATTATTTGATCAAGAAGAAAATCAAACAATACTTAGTGGTTTACTTGGAAAGTAAAACTCCAAGAACAAAGCCAACAATTAAGGTAAATACAGGATGCTTCAAAAAGCGCCCTGTAAACCAAGCATCAATAAATTTATCAATCATTTCACACCCCCAAAAAACATTGCAGTTAATGGGTCGCGTTTCACGACCCGTCTTTTCTGTCTACGTCTGGCAGCGTCAAAGTCTTTATCGTCTGCACTCATCTTGTCGCGGTACTTTTTAATGCGCTCAGACCCTGGCACTGGCCCAGGCGCTATGGCATCTTCACCATCACCCCAAGACCACAGAGGCCGCCACTGGCCATTGGCATGGACCTTGGTGTGTCCTGAGATGTGGACCAGACCATGGCGGTGCAAGTCAAACAGGATTCGCGCTGCACTGCGCCTGGCACAAAAGCACAGCTTGGCCAAGTCCACATCAGACAGATTGCCTTTCTTCTGGAGCGCTGCCTCAATGGCAGGCTCTACACGGGGCTTTAAGCCTCTGGCCATGTGCTGGTCTCCATTCGGGCTTTCAAGCGCTCCAGCATTGTTTTGACCACATATGCGTGTGTTCTCACATCCTTGTTGATGGCATATCCATAAATCTCTGGATCGACCATGGAGCTGACCAGGTCGAGGCAGGCCTCAAGGGCCAAGGGCAATTCTTTATCGGTCATTTAACTTCTCCAGCGCAGAGACTTCAATGTGGTCCACCAGGCTTTGCAGAATCATGTGGGCAATGTCTACATCAGTGCCAGCGATGTATGCGTTATTGAGGGTCATGCACTCTTCAAAGTCAGGCTCATAAGGTGCGCCAAGTGAATCTGTCGAGCCTTTTTCGGCTGGGCTGTATTCCAAGAAGCATGTCAGCTCGACATCTTCAATGATGGCTTTGAACTCAAAGAGGTCTTTGGGACAGGCGGGTGTTGATGGGTACTGCATGATCAGCCCCTCCAAGCCAGCATCACGCCAATGCCACCAAAAATAATGATGGCCAAGGTCCATTCAATTAAGGCGGTAATGATTTTCTGTTTCATCGGTTTCTTTCGTTTAAGTTAGACAGTAGTAACATTCTAAGACACAAATAAATTATGTTGCAAGAAGTAATTCTGTCCATGTTGTTTTTTTACATATAGCGCAATTAGAATGCGGTCATGCAATCAATTCACGACATCAAGGCAAAGGCCAAGGCTCACAAGATCACCATGGCTGCGGTGTGCAATGAGGCTGGCATCCAACAGTCCCAGGTGAGCCGATGGCTATCTGGGACTGTTGAGCCACTCTGGACATCAGTCAATCAATTGCACTTGGCCCTTGAGAAACTGATCGACAGATCACCAGTCGCTATCGACTGACTCGGCCACAGGTGCAGAGCCTTTACCTGCCACCACACCAAAATCACTGGCCGCTGATGGCTTTGCACCACCAAGCGAGTCACCCTTACTTAAAAGCATGATGTTGTTGAGGCCATACGACACGCCCTTGTTGCCTGCCTGGTCATAGGCATAAGCATTGAGACTCACCCTGCCATAGTCGCCAGAGACAATATCTTGTGATCCAAGAATGTCATGGCCATGGGCATCCACTGCACCAGGCTTATTGGTGCTTTTGGTGTTGAAAAAGTAATGGCCTGCATACTCAGCCCCCAGTGGTGATCCATCAGATTTCACTTCAGTGTCGCCATCACGCAAGGGATTGCGAACAGTTTTGGGAATCTTGTCCCCAAACTTGGCGGTCAATGCGGCCTTGGCTGCCGCTTTCAATTGGCTCACAGTATCAAGGTCTGTCTTAGGGACAAGCACTTGCGTTGAGAACTCTTCTTTCCCGTTCATTTCATTCTTGCGAGCAGTCAAGGCGCTGAAGTATGAGAAACGAACTCTTCCGGTTACGACTCTGGTTGACATGGTTTTTTCCTTTTAAAGGTTTAAGGGTTTTACGTTTCTGTCGTTAAACAGAAATTGCACTTTAGCACAAATCGTATATGATGCAAATAACTTAAAACGAGGAAACCGAAATGCAGTTATTCCCCCACCAGCAAGAGGCAAAGCTCTTCTTGCTGTCCAGGCGCAGGGCCATACTGGCCGACCAGCCACGGGTTGGCAAGACGCTACCCACAGCAGCTGCTGCACTTGAAAACCTACCCGCCCTCATCGTCTGCCCAGCCATTGCCAAGACAGTCTGGGAGTCTGCCTTTGCTAGGTTGGCGCCCAATGTCTCAGTGAATGTGGTCAATGGAAAACGCGAGGCTTCAGAGCCAAATTCTGCCGATGTGACCATCATCAACTACGATGTTTTGCAGTATGGCATTACGAATGTGGACAGATATAACACTCTAGTCTTGGATGAGTGCCACAGGCTGGCCAACCCAAAGGCAAAACGCACCAAGGCCGCAATGCTCGCTATGAAAAAGATTGACTATGTCTTTGCACTCAGCGGCACTATCGTGCCAAATCGCCCAGCTGAACTGTGGCCCATCTTGCACGGCCTTGGCATCTATCGTGGCGGCTGGTTTGACTTTGTCTACCGATACGCAAAAGCATGGAGTCCACCATGGGGCGGCCTTGATGTGTCTGGCGCGTCAAACATTCCAGAGCTGAAAGCCATGGTCAAGCCCCATATGCTCAGACGCAAAAAGGAAGACATCTTTATGGACTACAAAGAGCCACAAGTGAGCCTGATCACCTTTGATTTGGCAGTGGACAAAAGAGAGCAGTCATTCGATGCTGACGCATTGGTGGCCAATCCCAATGCGCTACTGGCCTTTGAAGGCTTGTCAGAGATCATGCGCGAAGCTGGCATCAGGAAAGCCCCATTGGCCATTGAATTCATTGCCGACTTGCTCAATTCTGACGAGCCAGTGGTGGTGTTTGCCCATCACAAAGAGGTGGTGGCCATGCTCAATGATGGCCTCAAAGAACACAAACCCGTCATGGTGGTGGGTGACACGCCCAAGGCCCAGCGCCAAAAGAACATTGACGCATTCCAGTCCGGCAAGACCAAGTGCTTTATCGGAAACATTGGGTCATGCGGTGAGGGCATTGACTTGTCAGCTGCTGACACAATTGTCTTTGTCGAGCCAACTTGGCAGACCAGCGCATTGGAGCAGGCCAGCAGCCGAGTCGAAAACATCAACAAAAATGGCATGAAGCCCTTGATTTATCTGCTGACAGTCAGGGCATCACTGGATCACACCATTCTTGGCAAAGTGATCGCCAAGCAGAAAATCATTTCACAAATCATTTAACCAGGAGAAAACCATGCAACACGAAACCAGAGCACACGCCCGACTCTCTGCATCACGCACAGATCGGTTCATGCAATGCCCAGGCAGTTATCGGCTCGAATCCCTCATGCCCTATGAGCCAGCAGGCGAAGCGGCTGCTATTGGCACTGCCATCCATGAACTGTCAGAGATCATTCTGACTGGCAAAGAAATTCCAGCTGGCACTGATCCGGACCATGTGGCCATGGCCCAAGGCTATGCCGACTTTGTCAACACGCTGGTGGAAAACCCCAGAAAGAAGCTCATCGAAGTCAATCTGGATGAGGGTTTGAAGTCTTTGCACCCAGCGCTTGGTGGGACTGCCGATGCAGTCCTGGTCGATGGCAACCATCTCCATGTCATTGATCTGAAGACTGGCCGTGTGGCTGTTGACGCAAATGACAACAAGCAGCTGCTGACCTATGCCCTTGGCGCTATGCGCCAGCTCAAGGCGCCAAACACCATCGAATGCACCATGCACATATTCCAGCCCCGTGTGGGCCACAGCAAGTGGACAGTGTCTGGCCTGCGTCTGGAGCTTCACGGCAGGCGCTTGCAGTCGGCAGCCGAGCTGGCGCTCTCAGGCGATGCACCTACAAACCCCTCTCCCGATGCCTGCCGTTATTGCAAGGCCAAGACCATTTGTCCATCCATGCGTGAGAAGGTCCAAGAGACCGCCAGAAGTGATTTCAAGCCTGACACCACTGTTACCCCTGAGATGCTCGATGACGCGGCTCTGGTGACCGCATGGGCCGATGCGGTGCAGTCTGCTGCCAAGGCCCAACTGCTTGACGGCAAATCGATTCAAGGCTGGACCATGCGCATGGGTCGCAAGACCAAATTCTGGAAAGATGAGGCACTGGTCCAAGAAGCATTCAAAGATATGCTGATCGCATGGGAACTCAAAAGCCCCAGTGCTGTCTTAAAACTCGGTGTCGAGGTTTCCGAAGACCTAGTCGGTGAGAAGGTGGCTGCGGCCAGCCTAGTCAGGTCCAAGGAATAGAATCCAATCCCTGCCAAAAGAAAAGACCTGATAGCGCGTAAACACTACCAGGTCAAAAGTCAACTCAATGGCAACCTACAAATGAAACCCCAACCTAAAGGAATTTCAGTGTCAACTATAACTGAAACACCCCTGCCAGATACATTCAGCCAGTCCCAGCAAGTGGCCTGCAAGATTGGCGCTGTCGCCCCTGATGCCGTCTTTTGTACCTTTGCCCTGCAAGGCAGCAAAAAAATCCCTTACAAGCGATCTGGCCAAGGCGTGGCACGGGATACAGACCCAAGCGATCTGTACAACGCTGAAGACATCTGGACCATGGAGCAAGCCCCACATGGTCAGTATCTTGGCCTTGTCCAGCAGCGCCCCATCATCAGCGCATCAGGGAACTTTCTGGTTTGCCTCGATGTCGATATGAAGCACGCATCAGGCCCAACCAATGTGGCCATCCAGCGCATGGCGAAATTCGTCAAGCAGCACAAGATGCTGACCGAGGTTTCTGTCTCAGGCCGTGGCCGTCATGTCTTTCTATGGGTCTCACCACCCAAAGAATCTGACCAAGTTTTACCGAAGTACAAGCTGGGCGGTGGTCAGGAACTGGAAGTATTTGGCCTACCAAACAGTGCAGGCAAGTCAGTGCTACTCAGTGGCAATGCGGTGGTCGGTGAATTCCAAGAGGCCGTGGACCTTTATGCCCTACTGCAAGACTGGGGCATCATCGAGCAGCACCAGCTGCAAGAGCCAAAGCCAGCACCACCAAGCCAGTCATTTGACTTCACCCAATTAGGTTCAAGGCTTGAAGACAGCGATCTTGATCGTGCCGTCAAGGCTTTGCACCATATCAGCCCAGACTGCGACTATGACCAGTGGATTGAGCTGGGTCAAGCGCTGCACACTGAATTCGGAGAGGCTGGTCTTGGCCCATGGATGACATGGTCTATGGCTGGCGCCAAGTTTGCCGGCACAAAAGACATTGAGACCCACTGGAAGAGCTTTCATCAAGGCAAAGGTGTGGGGCTTGGAACACTCTTCAAGCACGCCAAGGACTGTGGCTATGAGCCGCCAACAAAGCAGACCGAGCGCAAGTCAGCGGTGGAAGACTTTGCCGCGGTGATTGCCCAAGCGCCAGTGGCCACCGATGCACCACAAGGCTGGCCAGAGCGCCAGCTATCCATTGGCCAGATCAAACCCATCCGCTACATGGTCAAAGGCTTCTGGGCGCATTCATTCATGGTGCTGGCCGGTCAGCCTGGCATCGGCAAGACCACGGCCATCATCAGTCTGTGCATGGTCATGGCCGGCTTACAGGCCAAGGACTGTGAACTCACAGCCACTAAAAAGCGCAAAACAATCATCGTGACTGAAGACTCGGACCAAGTCGAAAGAACTCTGACCGGCTATGCGCGCCATTATGGGATTGATTCAAAAGCATTATCAGATTGGTTTGTCATCATCGATGCCAAGCGATCTAATGTGAAGGATTTACTCATGCTTGCACATAATGTAATAAACCACACTGTTGATAATGTCAGGCCATTATTGGTTTTAGACACGGCCAATGCCACTATGGATATTGATAATGAGAATGATAATAGCGAGGTAGGTGCATATATTGCAGCCTTAAAGCAGACCATCTATATCCAACTGGACACGCCAGTCTGCATCATTACCCATACCAACAAGACCATATCAAAGTCAGACTCAGATGCCACAGCCCGTGGAGCAAGCGCATTTACCGGCGATGCAACCCTCACCGGCATTCTGTTTGAAGATGAGACCAAGACCCGCTATATGCGCTTAGTCAAGACCCGCTACCAGCCCAACTTCAGAGAAATCAAGTTCCAGTCAGATGTCTTTGCCGACACAGTGCTGGATGAAGACGGGGATATCCAAGAGCAGATGGTGCTGCTTGTCGTTCCAGCCATGTCATCGGAAGAAGACCGAAGACAAGCAGCTGCTGACCGCCAAAGCGATAAGAAGCAGCAACAAGTCCAAGACATTTGTGACCAGGCTTGCAACTATGTCCAGTCCATCATCAACCAGCATGGTCAGGTCATTATGCGAAGAGGGCCAGGTCGCCCCATTGTCCCCAAAGAACTCCAAGGGATGCACCAGCTTGAGTGGCCAGCGATCTACTCATCAGTGCCACAAGCCAACCAAAGCTATTCAAGACGGGCAGTTGGCGCCGCCATATTCCAGCGCTTTGCACAGGACCATGAGGGCTTGGGGTGGGTGCAATTAAAGTAATGCGGTAATGCGGTAGTAATGCGGTAGTAATGCGGTATACCGGATTAGACAATGGCTGGGTCTTGTGGATTAAATGGGGTCTTTAGACCCATTTATCCACAGGCCAGTCTCGGTGTTTTGGCAGGGTACGAAAGTAATGCGGTAATGCGGTAGATTTCCTTTGTCCATACCGGTTTACTTTTGACCCTTTTTGGAGAAAAGCAATGGTCCAACAAGTTGAGCAGTTATCCACAGGTTATCCACAGTTAGAGAAATTCGTGGAAGATGAGCGCGTTTTCTGCCATCAGTGCAGTAAGGCGGTAGAAGTGGAGCAGCGTCAGTCCATGCCAGCGGAGCAGATGGAAAGGCACAGGAAGGTCAACGCCAAGCCACTGCGGTGGATGTTTGACCAGGCAAAGATTAGGAATGGATGGGCAACCATCACATGGTCCGAACACCAGTGCGGCCAAACCGGCCTCGCGGCATTCCCGACCGATGTCAAGCACCGATGCCCTTTGTTCCAAGCCAAACCCTCGGTTGTAGAATCCGAGGAATGGTGGTTGACTTAAAACGCAAGAGAAAAAGCATTGAACACATTGACCAGGTCAAGGTGGTGCAACACTTTCGAGCGTTCTATCCGGACATCATCATTGCGGCAATACCGAATGGAGGCGATAGAAGCGCCTCAGAGCGCGTTAGATTGCATAGTGAAGGGGTATTGGCAGGGATGCCTGATCTTTGCGTTCTGGAGGCTAAAAACGGGTTTCATGCGCTATTTGTGGAAATGAAGACCAAGGCCGGTGTGGTCTCAGCAAAACAAAGCGCTGTGGGTTTGCAGTTAAATGCAAAAGGGTATCGGTCAGTGGTCGCCAGATCAGCTGCCGAAGCAATCAAAACAATTGAGGAGTATCTGAATGGCAACAGCAAAGAAGAGCGCAAAGACATTGAGTGAACTGGCTGACAACATTGCAGAGCGCCAGCTTACGCTGCGTGACCAAGCTGCAATCGAGCGCAAAGAGATGTCAGGAATCAATAAGAAAATCCACGCCTTTGGCGGTGAGGCTATGCTCTTTGACCATATCTCACAAGGGAAAACAACCGATTCAGTGATTAAGTCTCTGGACATCAGCATCGGTGGTTTCTACAAATGGATCGAAAAAGATGCGAAGCGGGGAGAACTCCTCGCACGCGCACGCACGCGAGGTGGTCGAAGTTTAGCAGAGCAGACCCTCGAAATTGCAGACACGGCCACGCCTCAAGAGGCGCAAGTGGCCAAGCTGAGAGTGGACACAAGGCGCTGGCTGGCCTCAAAGCAGGCTCCAGACGAGTATGGCGACAAGCAGCAACCACTGGTCAACATCGACCTTGGAAGCATGGCCCTCGATGCATTACGCAAGCGCAGCGTGTCAATCGAGTAAATGAATACCGAAGCATTCAGTCACTTTATACAACGACCATTATGTTAAGTGGATAAGTCGTTATCCACAGAATTAAGTGCATTAAAGTATTACATCAAGGGTTATGCACAGGAATCTGTGGATAAGGTTGGCCAAAAAGCGTGGATAAGTCGGTGGTGGCCAGCTGGCGGTCGGTGGCCGCGACCCCCCCCATGGCCGGATTGGCGGGGGCGACTGTGGCGGCACTAAACACCTACAAAAAAAATTTTTTAAAAAATAAAAATCTAACTTACCAAACAAGTCAAATTGTGCAAAAATGTCAACTCCACAAACAACGGGGTAAACGAATGAAATCAAAGCAGGCGACAGTGGTGATCAAGGGCCAGGAGTGGATCGTCTTAGACACTGATGAGTCCAGAGACAAAAAAATCTTCTGCAAGCTAATGAGCTTGGATGGCACAATTGTCTGGCACACTTGGGTGGACATTAACCAGATCGTGGGGGTAATATGAATATTGTGTTATTAACTAAAGTCAGGCAGTTATTCAATGTCGATTATGTGCCGCGTAGCACGAATAGACATAATCAGCGCCAATATATTAAGGCATTGAGATTATTAGGTGATAAGTGGTTAACGCACCCACATAATCAGATTCAGAAAATACAGTGATTATATTGAATATAGTTTATTCGATATTGGCATTTAATGTGCTGGTGCTTATTTGGGGAATATGGAAATGGTATCGTGAAGAGTAATTTTGTAAATAACCATATTCGGCTCAATGGGAACTGCCATGGTCACAAATTACAGCTTTGTAATAAATGCGCTGTGATGAAGCCACCGGAGGGTGGGGTGGAGATGAGTGCGACCAGGTGGTTGTGTGCATCATGCTGGACCAATAGGATCACTGGCCAGAACTTAAAGCAAGCGAGGATGACATGACTGATTTGTTGACAGCGATGCATTTGTCGGTGATGTTGCTGGATTTGAAGATTCGCATGATGGAGGCGATCAATGAGGATCGGTTTGATTTGGCGATGACGTATCACTTGCTGATACTGGTCAGGACTGATGAGCTAGATGCGCACAAGTGGGCGATGAGTCCTGGGGCGTGGAAGATTTATGAGACGATCCATCCATGAAAGAAAATGTTTTTAGCCAGTGGGTGGAGAGGTATCAGCCTGATCCGGTCTTGTTTGTGCAAGAGGTGCTGGGGGTTGATCCTGACAAGTGGCAGATTGAGTTTTTGAAGGCCATTGCCCGTGGGGATAGGAAGATATCTGTGAGAAGTGGCCACGGGGTGGGAAAGAGTACAGCAAGCAGCTGGGCCATGCTCTGGTACTTTATGACTCGGAGTCCGGTCAAGGTGGTGGTGACTGCACCGACAAGCTCTCAGCTTTATGACGCGATGTTTGCAGAGCTAAAGAGGTGGATCAATTCGATGCCTTTGCCCTTGCAGGGGTTGCTCACTGTCAAGCAAGAGAGGATTGAATTCAATGCTGCACCGACTGAGATGTTTATCTCGGCTAGGACATCGAGGGCCGAGCAGCCAGAGGCTTTGCAGGGAATTCACTCGGAGAATGTGATGCTGGTGGCCGATGAGGCATCGGGTGTGCCAGAGCAAGTGTTCGAGGCGGCAGCTGGATCGATGTCTGGCCACAATGCGGTGACGCTGCTGCTGGGCAATCCGGTGAGAAGCTCTGGATTCTTTTACGACACCCACACGCGCCTGGCAGATGAGTGGACCACATTCCAAGTGAGCTGTCTCGATAGCCCAAGGGTGTCGGATGAGTACGTCAAAGAGATGGCCATGCGCTATGGCGAGGAAAGCAACGTCTACCGGATTCGCGTGGTCGGTGAGTTTCCCAAGGGCGATGACGACACTGTGATTGCCATGGACTTGCTGGAAAGTGCATTGAATCGGGATGTGGCGCCAAGCGAGTACGCGCCCATGATCTGGGGCTTGGATGTGGCAAGGTTTGGCTCAGACCGAAGCGCCCTATGCAAGCGCCAAGGCAATGCGGTGACTGAGAACATCAAGACTTGGAAGAATCTGGACCTGATGCAACTGACTGGTGCGGTGGTAGCCGAGTATCAGGCGCTGCCACCAAGCCAGCAACCCAAGGAAATACTGGTCGATTCGATTGGATTAGGTGCTGGGGTGGTGGACCGCTTAAGAGAGCTGGGCCTGCCGGCCAGAGGCATCAACGTGTCCGAGTCCCCAGCCATGGGTGGAACTTACAGGAATCTGAAAGCAGAACTTTGGTATCGGGCCAGAGCCTGGCTTGAGGCGCGGGACTGCAAGATGCCACGGGATGATGTCTTGATCAATGAGCTGGCCACAGTGCGGTACTCATTTACCAGCAATGGCAAGATTGCCATTGAGGGAAAAGACGAGATCAAGCGAAGGGGGTTGCCAAGCCCTGACAAGGCCGATGCCTTTGTCCTGACATTTGCCAGTGATGCGGTCATGGGAATGTATGGCAGCACTGGCTCAAGCAAGTGGTCCCAACCCCTGCGCAGAAATCTATCTAGGGTTGCATAATTGATGCCAGAAAAGCTGGGCGAAAAAATTCCGCCCAACTATTTTTTTCAACCAGGAGAATATCCATGATGACCAAAGCGCAAAAGAAAGTTGGTAAGGTGATGGGAGAATACAAGGCTGGCAAGCTCCACAGTGGTGGCACTGGCAAAATTGTTAAGAATCCTAAACAGGCAATTGCCATTGCAATGTCTGAGGCGAAGATGCCCATGCGCGGTCAGCGCACGGCAAAGAACAAGGCGAAAAAATAATGGCTACTTTAAAACGCACCATGGACCAGGTCATGGATAGAGAAGAGGGCGAAGACATGGAGGGCGGTGAGAACTGCCCATTGCCCACGCAAGACATTACCCTCAACCTAAAAAACCGCGCCAAGGCAATCACCAGCGCGGCCTATGGTCCTGAGAATCCCAAGCTGCCCAATGAGGCTTTTTGGCGCAAGAAGGCTGACCAGTGGGATGTCAGCATGGATGACGCAAAGCAGTCTCTGTGCGGCAACTGCGCGGCATTCAACGTGTCTGACAACATCAAGCAGTGCATTGCCCAAGGCATTGGCATGGAAGCAGACCCATGGGGAACGATCAAGTTGGCCGACCTTGGCTATTGTGAGATTTTCGACTTTAAGTGTGCAGCCAGCAGAACGTGCGATGCATGGGTGGTGGGTGGCCCGAACACTGGCGAGCAAGAGGGTGAAGAGATGGAAGAGGGCGAAGACTATGAAGAGGGAGAAGAGGAATGAAAGGGTTATATGCAAACATTCATGCAAAACGCGAAAGAATTGCTGCTGGCAGCAAAGAGAAAATGCGCAAGCCTGGGGCTAAAGGCGCGCCAAGTGCTGCTGACTTCAAAGCAGCGGCTAAAACCGCCAAGCCAGTGAAAAAGAAATGAAGACCCCAGCTTGGCAGCGTAAAGAGGGCAAAAGCCCGTCTGGTGGCTTAAATGCCAAGGGTCGTGCTAGTGCCAAGGCCGAGGGGATGAACCTCAAAGCGCCAGTCAAGGCTGGCGATAACCCAAGACGCGCCAGCTTCTTGGCGCGGATGGGCAATATGCCTGGTCCTGAGTACAAAGCAGGCGAGCCGACTAGGCTTCTGCTGAGTCTGAAGGCATGGGGCGCAAGCTCCAAGGCCGATGCCAAAGCCAAGGCGGCTGCGATCAGTGCCAGAAACAAGGCGAAGAAATGATTTGTCCAATTGTCATTGCCACTGTCAAGGGCCATGGTCTGGCGGTGTTGCTGGAGTCAATCCGGCAGTACGCGCCAGAGTGTCCAGTCTATCTGCGCGGCCCAGAGTCGGTGATTGAGAATTTCCAAGCTGACTTCAAGATTTATGGCCAGCCAAGGAACTTTGGCGAGGACTACAACGAAATCATTGAGGCGGCCATGAAAGACTGGTCATCATGCATTGTGGCCAATGATGATGTGGTGCTGACCCCCACCAGCGTGAAGGTGCTGATGGAAGATGTGGCCATTGTCAGGACCATGAACAGCTACAAAGCTGGATGGGTCGCTGCCAGGTGCGATGCGGCCCGACCTTGTCAAAATGTGCGCATCACTGACCAGCCAGAGAAGCTGCATTTCTACAAATTCCCGTCTGAGTCCCACATCAAAATGGCCCAAGAGGTCAGCCCAATCTTTGCATGGATATCAAGTGATGCATTTGAAGAGGCAAAGTTTCCTCCTCTGAATTGGTACAGTGACGATGTGCATTGTATGGACTTAATCCAAAAAGGCTATGGCCATTATGTGAGTGCCAGTTATGTCCACCACATTGGCTCAAACACCATTGGCATGAATGCGCAAAAGCTCCATGAGGATGCGCTGCCATGGCTCAGAGAAAATCGGCCAAATTATGCGAGTGCCTGGTTTGATTCTTAACTTAGGGTCTGGCAAAGACTGGTGCGCTGAGTATCTCAATGCAGATATACAGGCCAGCAAGAATCCTGACTGGCTGGTGGATATCAGCAAAGTCAAATGGGGCGACACGCTAGAGACTAGGTTTGGGCAACTGGAGATCGTGCCAGGAATGTTTGAAGTGATTCTGGCCAATGATGTGCTGGAACACATCCCCAACCTGGTCGATGCCATGACCAACTGCAAAGAGCTGCTGAAGGTGGGCGGCCAGATGCGCATCCATGTGCCTTATGACCTGAGTCTTGGCGCTTGGCAAGACCCAACCCATGTCAGGGCATTTAACGAAAATTCTTGGAAGTATTACACCGAGTGGCACTGGTACTTGGGCTGGCCAGATCGGTTTGAGCTGACAACACTGGAAATGCGTCTCTCAAAGGTGGGAGAAGCACTAGAATTGCCACAAGACGAAATTATCCGCACCCCAAGGGCTGTGGACTCCATGTATGTGGTTCTTACAAAGGTCAAGCCATGATTGAAAACATCACCGAAAATTTATCCACCGACATTGCAGCCAAACAGCCAATGGATGATGCAGAGCTGCAAAGCATCATTACCCAAGATTTGGTCGATGCGGTGAGCTATGTGGACAGTGACTTGTCACCCACACGCGCCAAAGGGACTGAATACTATCGCGGTGATTTATTCGGCAATGAGGTCGAAGGCAACAGCAAGGTGGTGGCCATGGAGGTGCGGGACACTGTCTCGGCCATGCTGCCAAGCCTAATGCGCGTTTTCTTTAGTTCTGAGAATGTGGTGGAATTTGCGCCCAGGGGACCCGAAGACACCAAGATGGCCCAACAGGCCACGGACTACTGTAATTATATTTACCAGAACGACAATTCTGGGTTTTTAACGACCTATGCAATTTTTAAGGATGCACTGGTTCGCAAATGCGGCATTGCCAAATTCTGGTGGGAGGATGAAGAGAAGGTCCGGATTGAGGAATATACGGGCCTCGATGACCAGACGCTAGAGATGCTGATGCAAGAGCCTGGTGGTGAGGTCAAGATCATTACGTCTTATCCAGACCCAGCGATTAACGAAGCGCAGCTCACGACTGTCGATCCAACAACTGGCCAGCCAATGGTTATGCCTGCACCCATGATCCATGATGTGCAGATCAAGCGCATCACAAAGGATGGCCGGATCAAGATCATGGCCGTGCCACCCGAAGAGCTGCTACTAGACAGACGCGCCAGATCGTTTGATGACGCGACCATCATTGCCCACAGGCAGATGGCCACCATGGCTGATTTGTTGGCCATGGGTTATGACCAGGATGAGATCGAAGAGAATATGTCATCGACTGACTTGGACAGTAATGATGAGTATTTAGCGCGTCAGCCACTGTCCACGACATTTGGCACAAATGACGCTGCCAACCCGATGATGCGCAGAGTGCTTTACATCGAGGCTTATTCCCGTGTGGACTACGATGGTGACGGCATTGCCGAGCTGCGCAAGGTCTGCTGCATGGGTGGTGGCTATAAGGTGGTGCGTAATCTGCCAGCCAGCTATATTCCCTTTGCTGACTTTCCCTGCGACCCAGAGCCACACACAAGCCCACTTGAGGCCATGTCGATTTTCGACATCACCCGCGACTTGCAAGAGATCAAGTCGGAAATACTCAGGAACACATTGGACAGTCTGGCCCAGTCGATCCACCCGCGCACAGCGGTGGTCGAAGGCCAAGTCAACATTGACGATGTCTTGAACAATGAGACGGGTGCGATTATCAGAATGCGCGCGCCTGGCATGGTCCAGCCATTGACCACGCCATTTGTGGGTCAGGCCGCATTCCCGATGATGGAATACATGGACCAGATCAAAGAAGATCGCACTGGCATGAGCAAGGCGGCCATGGGGCTGAATGCTGATGCATTGCAGTCAAGCACCAAGGCGGCAGTGAATGCCACCATCAACGCAAGCCAAGGCCGTATTGAGCTGACAGCCCGAATTCTGGCTGAAGGCATGAAAAAGCTATTCAAAGGCATTTTGTTCTTGGCCACAACGCACCAGGACAAAGCCCGAATGGTCAGAATGCGCAATGAGTGGGTGCAGATCGATCCAAGGTTCTGGGACACCAGTATGGATGCGAACATCAACATTGCCCTTGGCAATGGCGACACCAACGAGAAACTGCAAGCGCTGATGATGATCATGGCCAAGCAAGAGCAAATCTTGCAACAACTTGGCCCCACAAACCCATTGGTCACGCCCCAGCAGTTTAGTAATACCCTACGCAAAATCGTAGAGTTATCTGGCTTCAAAGACTCGACCAGCTTTTTCCAAGATATCCCTGCCGACTATGTGCCACCACCACCACAGCAAAAGCCAAGCCCCGAAGAGGTGCTGGCCCAAGTGCAGGCTGAAAGTATCAAGGCAGACATCCAGAAGAAAGCGGCAGAGCTGGAGCTAAAGCGCCAGCAGATGATCATGGATGACGATCTGACCCGCGACAAGATGGCCCAAGATTTGTATCTCAAAAAGTATGAAATTGAGTTAAAGTACAAATCACAGATCAGTACAGCCGAAATTGATGCGGCCCAGAATATTGATCGTGAAGCAATGCGTCAGCAGGCATTGTTGGCCCAGCAGCAGGCGGCACAGTTTGTGTCCCAGCCGCAGCCACCAGCGCCTGAGATGATGCCCCCATCAACCTTTCAAGGAATGGCACAGTAAGTGACAAACGAAGACCAGGTAAATAAGGGCCGAAAGGCCAAGCAGCTGCTGGAGGATGAAACCCTCAACACTGCGATTGCAAAATTGGAAAACGACCAACTTTGGGCATTTCGATCATCGAAACCCGAAGAGTCTGTGAAGCGCGAGACAGCGTGGTGTATGTTGCAGGCCATTGACGGCCTGCGGCAAGAGTTGATCAAGATCATGGACAACGGGAAAATTGCACAGAACGCTATCGTCAAATCACAGAAAAATCTAATTTAAGAAAATACTATGGCAGAAATACAAGCAATGAATATGGCCGATGCGGCCAGTGCTATCTCGGCAATGTTAGCCCCCGAACAGGGACAAGCAGAAGTTGACGAGACGCAGCCAGCCGAGGAGTCCGAAGAGGACACCGAGGCAGCGGCTTCTGAGGAGGATGACTCTGGTGTGGAAGACGCGCCAGATGAAGAGACCCCAGAGGAACAGTCCGAAGAAGAGGAAGAGCAAGAGGAGGGCGAACAGCCACAGACTTTCACTGTCAAAGTTGACGGCAAGGAAGTTTCTGTCACGCTAGACGAACTCCAGAAGGGCTACTCCAGGACTCAGGACTACACTCGGAAAACGCAGCAAATTGCCGAAGTGCGAAAGCAAGTCGAGCAAGAGACCCATGCAGTCCGAGCCGAGCGTGAGCAATACGCTCAATTGTTGGGAGCATTGCAAGCCCAACTTCAGTCTTCAGAGCCTCAAGTTGATCTGGAACGCCTGTATCAGGAAGACCCGATTGAGTGGGTGAGGCAAAAGGAAGTCATGCGGGAGAGACAAGAGAAACTTGGTGCTATTTATTCCGAACAGCAGCGACTTGCTCAAGTGTCCCAGTATGAACAGCAGCGCGCCATGGAAGCCCAACTTGCCAGCCAGCAAGAAGCTCTATTGGCAGCCTTGCCAGATTGGAAAGACCCCAAGAAGGCAAAGGCCGAGAAGGCGCTGGTGATTGAGTCTGCAAAGGCAGCAGGCTTTACCGATGAAGACTTGAAGAGCGTTTACGACCACCGACTGGTTTTACTGCTGCGTAAAGCGGCAATGTACGACCAAATGGTAAGTAAGCGCCAAGGCATTAAGCCTGTGGTGAACAATGGCCCACGAACAGCCAAGCCTGGTGCAGCTGGTCGGGTTTCGACAACAACTGAGAGTGTGCGAGCAAAGCAGCGTCTTGCAAAAA